CGGCTGCTGTGTGGGCTGGTCGAAGCCGATGACCCCGGCATCCACCGGGGCGCCCTGGGGTGCGCCCACATCACCACCGGGCGACGCCGACAACGGCGCCGCCTGCTGCATCTGCTCCAGCGCCTGACGGTCCCCGTACGCCCCGCCCGAAGGCGTGCGTACCGGCTGGCCTGGTCCGCCGTCCGTCCGCTTGCTCAGCGCCCCCGGCCCGGAGACCGGGGCAGGGGAGTTCGGCTGACGGTATCCACCGCTCGCCATAGCTCCTCCTAACGACCTCCTGAGTCAGGAGGTCAGTGGGCCTTGTTCTTGTCGTTGCTGCCGTTGGTCGGGTGCTGCCCGTGCAGGGACGTCTCGTCCCAGCCCGCGACGCCCGGCGTCACGGTGTTGCCGTTCGAGTCGCCCGAGTTCTCGCTGGGCATCGGCGCCTGGGTGTGCGGGCCCTCCATGCCGCCCTTGAGGCCGGACATGGGCTGGCTGCCGCCCTCGTGGAACGGGTCGCCGCTGAGGCTGTCGCTCATCGCTTACTCCCTGTCTTGTGCTCGTCGCAGTACTTCGTGGGCCGGGGCCCCTTGCTGACTGCGCGAGGATTCGTGCAGCCGTCCTTGATGCACTCGCTCTCGCGGGTGCGCAAGCGCAGCTCAACCAGCGGCACCTGCGGCGCCGTCGCCTCGCAGCCCAGCCAGTGAGTGGGCTGGCCGTTCTCCGGCGGACGCCCGCAGGTCTCGCAGTTCGTCATGCCGGAACCTGCCTCTTCACTGATGCGGACGCCGTCGGGCGTCCGGAGCTGGTCAGCCCGGCCAGCAGGGACATCACGTCAGGCTGGCCGCCGGGGCCCATCTGGGCCTGACCGGGCGCTACGCCCGCCATGGGGTCCATCCCGGGCGGCGCCCCGGGAGGCTGCCCGCCCGCCGCTCCCGGGGCACCTGGAGGAGCCCCGCCCGCGGACGTGGGGGACGCGGGCTGAGGCTCCGGCTGGAAAGCGGTCAGGATCGCCTGGTGCATGGGCATGCGCTCACGCAGGTCGATCAGCTTCGCGGCGTTGGTCAGGAGCAACGTCGGGTCCATGCCCTGCTGAGCCATGATCCCGATGGAACTGAGCAGGGCGAAGATGCCCTGCTTCAAGGCGTCGGTGGTCTGTTCTTTGTCGACCTCGGCCTGAAGCGAGGCCACGTCCACATCCATGGGCAGCTGGCGCTGGACGAAGTCCCTCGAGACGAGCTGGTCCCCGCGAAGCTGGAGCAGGAAGATCAACGCCTGGTTCGGGTTCATCCCCGAGGCGAAGCCGTAGCTCACGCTCACGCGGTAGTTGCCCTTGATGTCCTTCGAGGGCGTGTAGGACTCCTCGAAGGGCGTCCCGTTGATGACGCCGGAGATGCTCTTCTTCTGGTCCGGCCAGAACTTCTCGTCCATCTCGAAGGCCAGCTCCAGGGCCCGCTCCAGGGCGTCCCCGATGATGAGCTGGCCCGTGGCCACCTGGATGTCGTAGCCGCCGTTCAGGGCGTCCACGCCCCGGCCGGTGATGATCGAGGCGTTCACGTCGCCGGTCGCCGAGGCCGGCGTACGCGTGCCCTTCATGACCTCGGCCGCCAGCAAGGCGTCCTGCTGCCAGGCCGCCTGCGGCATGTCCGTACCGACGCGACGGATCTTCTCCGGGCTGTTCGTCCGGATCACAGCGTCATCCCCGAAGGGGATCTTCTGCACATCCGTCGGGATGGCCAAAGGGGCCCGAACGGTCTGCTGCGTGGCCTGGAGGGCCAGCATCGCCACGCGGTTGCGCGCGAGCATCGGCCAGACCACGTCATCCATCTGACCGCGGTCCGTGTCGTCCCAGGTCGGTTTCTGTGCCACCGCGACGGGGACCTTGCCGAAGGCGTTCGGCGTCTCCATCAGCACGAGGTTCTTGCGCTCGGGCATGAAGAGGACGTACGAGTCCTTGTCGCAGAACTTGACCAGCTCAAGCTCTGTGTCCCCGGTGACCTGCTGCCCGTAGGGTCGGTCACCGCCCAGAATGGCGGTCTGGTGCTCGGGGAACTTCGCGGCCAGCTTGCGCGCGGCCTCACGCCAGACCTTCGTGTACGAGCGGACGTTGCCCTGGAGGTCGTACTCCACGTACGACTTCATCGGGTTGTCGATCCGCAGCCGCGGGCGGCCGTTCTCGAAGTCCGGCTCCACCACGATCGGCATCGAGCCGTACCCCAGGTACCAGTCACAGCCGGTCGGCATGTGCTTGCGAAGCCGGGAGTCGATCACGTACGAGTACGCGATCTTCGTCTTCTTGGCGACGAACTTCTTCTGCCGCTCCGAGGTCACGGTCCCCGGGGCGCAGTTGACGCTAGGCAGCGGCGCCAGGGTCTCGGCGAGCTGGCGCAGTGCGGTGTCGAGCGTGTTCGCCGTGATCGGACGCGGCCACGCGTCCGGCATGCTCCCCGGAGCGATGTTGTCGATCTTCTGCGCGCGGGCATCGAAGATGGTCTGATGCCGGGCGTCCCGCTCCTGGGCGTCACGGCGCAGCGCCTCGACGCGAGCCGCGATCTGGGCAATCTCAGCCATCACGGTCCTCCAGGTACGCGATGGCCTTCTTCAGGAGGTCGACGCCGTCGAGAAACTTGCCCAGGCCGGTATTGCACCGGGTGCATAGCACTCCGCGCACCCCGCCCGTCACGTGGTTGTGGTCGATCACGGTCGTGACATCCTCCCGAAGGCAAAGGTCGCAGGCGCTCTGTGCCCTCATGCGTCTGGCGGTCTCAATGTCGAGCCCGTACCTCCTGGCGGTTGCTGCCAACTGCGCACGCTCCCGCCAGGCCGGGTCCGCCTGAAGCCGCTTCATGTTCGCTCGACCGCGGGCTACGTACGCGGGGTCCTGACGCTTGCGGGCCGCGTCGGCACGGTGATACGCCCGCTCGCACGGTATGCAGTAGGTGCGGAGGTAGGTCTTTCCGTTGGCCTTGCGCAGGTGGAAGCTGCTCGCGGGCAGCGTCTGCTCGCACCGGGAACAGCGCTTCGTTTGCGCGATTTCTGCCATGACCACCTCCTGCGGGGGCGAAATGTAAGGCCTGACCCGCTACTTCTGCGCGCGGAGCGCCTGCACGGCCACCTCAAGGGCGGCCACGCGCTGCTCCAGCGTGAGCTTCACCTTCACGACCACTCCGCCCCACTTCCCGGCGGGCATGGCCAGGCAGGCCTCAACGTCCTTGCGGAACTTCGGCATCGGGACCCCGGCGGGGTCGCTCTTCCAGTCGGACCACTCCAGGTGGCCGATGATCGACTTGCCCTGAAGCCCCCAGTTGTCGCCCTTCGCGCGGTGCGCGCGGATGATGGCGGCCTGGGTCTTCACCATGGCCACGTACTGGGCCGCGGGCCAGGGCTCCGTGCCGTCGCCCTTGTTGACGCACTCCCAGCCATAGAAGTGGCTGTTGCCGTCCACGGCGCCCGAGCTGCCCTCGTGCTCGTGCGTGGCGGGCGGCTTGTCGCCGTAGCCCTCGGCGACCACCGCGGCCAGGACGCGAGGGTCCCCGCCTCCGGCATGGTTCGCCCGGCCGTTGCCGACCAGGTAGACGGCGCCCTTCTTCCCGATGACGCCCGTCGCCAGGGGCCCGGGAAGCGAAGTGCTCCCGGACCAGATGTACCCGAGGATCTGCTCCTCGGAGACGTACGGGCCGGTGTGGTGCACCACGGAGCCGTTCACCGGACCCCAGCCGCCGTGACCGGCCCGGTTGTGGCCACGCCAGCCGGCGTGCTCGGTCACCTTGACGCCCTCGGCCTTGAGGGCCGCCACAAGCTGGTCCGCTGTCAGGGGAGTTGCCATGAGATCTCCTCGCCTCTCTCGTGAGCCGCGCGGATCTCGTCCGCGTGCTGGGGGTCGATGGCGTCGAGGGAGTCGAGAAAGAGCTTCTCGGTCCACTCAGGGAAGGCCTCCGCGGCGGACGCCGAAACGCCGCCCCAGTGGTAGAAGCCCGTGACGCACAGCAGGCCGACCACTCCCGGGGACACCTCCCGTCCGCGGTACCAGACGTGCTCAGGCTGTTCGTCGGCCACTGTTCTCCCTCACCAGTTGAGGCTCCCGTCCCAGGAGCCCGCGCCCTGCTGCTGCAAGGCGAAGTCGATGTCCACGACCATCTGTCCGGCGTGGTCGCGCTCCGAGGTGAACTCGGAGTTGTTCGTGTGCCAGCCGCTGAAGTCGCTGACCATCAGCTCGCGTGCGCGGATCTCGGCGAACCAGAAAGCCATGACCGTGTCGGTCAGGCCCTTGGTCTCGGGGAACCAGGAGCACAGCTGCTCGATGAAGGCGCGCACGCCTTCCGACTGGGACTGCGACGGCAGACGGATCATGTTCTGGGCGGTCTGCCAGCCGCTGAACAGCGTTGCCATGCTGGCAACACCGAAGTCGGTGTCCCACTTGTTCGAGTTGGTGTGGTGCGGGCTGATCAGGCAGCCCCGCGCGGACAGGAAGCTCTTGATGAGCTGGTCCTGGGTGATCGACGCCTGGTAGGCGTTCTTCTCCACCCGCCACTCCGAGATGCCGTAGCGCTCGGTGAGGCGCTCCATCTCGGAGCGCATCTCATGCGGCGGCATGCCCCGCTTGTTGACGACGTCCAGCACCCAGCGCACCCCGGTCTGGCGGTCCGCGCCGACCACCACCATGGCCGTACAGCCCGCGGCGGCCGGGTCCAGCCCGGCCACGACCAGAAGGCCGTCCATGCCGTGCTTGCGGTGCTGGGGCTGGCCGTCGAACATGCGGCCCGGGTAGCGGGCCCGGTCGATGCAGCCCTGCACGTCCGCCTGCTTGAAGATGGCGTCGTCCGCAACCTGGTCCTGCATGTAGACCATGGACCAGTTGCGTGGGGTCATCTTGCGGCGCTTCCTGGCCAGGGCTTCTCCGTGCCACATCGGCCAGAGGCCGTCCCGCGGCCAGCCCTGCTCACCCGCGGTCTTGCGCGCCTGGATGGTCACGGGCGGCCGGTTGGTGGCCGGCCAGAGCGTCTCCCAGTCCTTGGGGTCGTCCGCGAAGTTCAGGACCGCCGGCTGGGTCAGGTACGTCCAGGGGGACGAACCCTCGCTGTAGTACTGCGGCCTGAGAATCTCCGAGTACAGATCAACCGTCGACATGCGCGTGCCGACCAGCAGCATGCGGCCCCCGACGTCAGCGACGCGGGAGCCCACGATGTTCTGGATCCAGTCGATCTGGGCTTCAAAGGCCTGGTGGTTGGTGTTGTCCACGCAGTCGTCCATGATGACCAGGTCGGTGCGCGTGCCGTAGATCTGGCCGCCGATACCGACGGCCTCCACCGTGTACTCCTTCTCGCCGGAGTCGGCGCCGGCCACACGGACCTGGGTGGCGCTCCAGGTGGACGCGCCCTCGGCGAAGCCCCCGGGCGGGCCGAAGGCCTGCTGGAGGTCGATGTACGTCTCCGACTCGGCCAGGCGCTGCTTGATCGAGAACAGGAACTTGGCGGCCATGGACTGGGTCTTGGACACCAGCAGGATGCGGATGTTCGGGTCCTGGCAGATCCGCCACACCACGTAGTTCACGGTCAGGGTCGTGCTCTTCGCGTGCTCGGGAGGCGTGTTGATGACGATCTGGTCGTCGTCGCCCTTGATGAACCGCTGCGCCGGGTGCACGTCCCGGGGCTCCCGGCCCTCCAGCAGGTCGTACCACTGGAGGTGGTGCGTGAAGAGCCTGGTCCCCAGGTAGCGCTCACAGAACTCCGGGAAGTCGGGGACCTCCTGGCGCTCGCCCTTGGACTTCTCGATGTTGCTCTGAAGCGCCCGGTCGATCAGGTCCCGGAAGTCGGCGTCCCGCTTGCGGTAGTAGTCGTAGGTCGAGCGGACGATGCCGGCCTGGCGGCAGCCCTCCTCGATCGTGTGCCCCATGCGCACGGTCGCCAGGATGATGTTCCGGCGGTCCTTGGAGGACGCCTGGGAGATCCGGCGGTCCCGCGGCTTGGCGAGCTTCCCGTCCTTCTCGACCCTCAGGCGAGCCATGCCGCCTCCCGGCGCCAGGCGCGGTTCTCACGGGCACGCTGCGCCTTCTTGGACCAGCTGACGTCTGCACAGTCCGGGCCCGAGGCGGCCCGGCACTGCGGGCACCGGGGACGGCTGAACGTCCCGAGCATTCGCGCCACGTCCTACTCCCCACGCCCACGGGCCCCCTGGGGGCCACTGCGGGGCGGCAAGGTACGACCGCTAGCACATTTCCGCTATCGCCTCAGAGTTATCCACAGGTGCCTGTGGATAACCTCTCGCGGATCTTTGTAGGAAAACACAACAACGACACGCCGAGGAAATTTGACTTTCATGGTCATTCGTCAGCTAAGCTCGACCCAGCGAAGCTCGACCGGAAGGAAGAACGCCTCCCGGTCGTAACGTGCGGACAAAGTCCGCAGCAGACGCCCTCCCGGGCGTCAGAGCAGCTCAGGGCCCCTCTCGGGGCCCTTTCGCATGTCCGGGCAGGGCCGCCTCCAAGCGGCCCTTGATAAGCCCGGTAAGCAGCGCCTGAAGGCGCAGCAGAGCCGGTCTCAGCCGGCTCAGCACTGGGGGGTTGCCCACCGATACCTGGTCGGAGACCAGGGAGCGGGGGCGGAGCGGGATTAAACACCCTGGGGTCTAGACCACAGGGAATCCCGCAGGTCAGAGGGGGTGCAGGCTCAGACAGAGCCTGCTCCGCCCCCGCTCACGCGAGGGGGACTCCGGCCCACTCGCCAAGCTCGGGGCCACGCTCTCTCCGTGCATGGATGAGCAGCGGCCGGCTGCTCATAGCTGGGCACAGCAGTGCACCACCCAGTGGTGCACACCATGGATGGACCACTGATGTGGTCCATAGCTGTGCGGCCCACGTAAGGGACAGGGCCGCACAGCTGCGTGCCCGGCACGCACGCATGGGTGTGCACCACCGTGCACACAGCTCTGTCTCGCACGTGCATGAGGCACGTGCGCCATG